GGTGTGGCGGCAGTCGCGCCAGGTGTCGATCACGGGGAGCAAGCCGTACACGGTGTCGATGGTCCGCTCGCTCATGATGGCGACACCACCGGCGGCACCTTCAGCAACGCGTTGGCAGGATTGGGCTCGTACCGGCTGAGTCCGGCATCGAGCAGCCGCTGCAGCAGCCGCGCCGCGTCACGCCAGCCATGAGTGTCGTCCGCGTCCGGGCCAGCGGCGAGAAAATCCTCGATGTTGGCGGGCGCGACCCAGCACGGGGGGACCTCCCACGGCATCAGGTGCAGGTTGTCGACTTGCTGGCTGTAGGCCGCGGACTTGCCAGCAACCTCAAATCCCTCACGCTCGAGCCTCTGCTCGATCTGCAGCACCGCACCACCGGCATTGGATTTGCGGATAGCCTCGATGGCGCGCTCCAAGGCGTCCTGATCAATTGGCGTCATCCTCGAGCCCCTCCAGTTTCATCGTCTCGTAGTAGCTCAAAGGGCCCGTTTGCGTCCTCGCCGCCTTCAACGTCCGGCTCCGCGGGCCGAGGTGGAGCCGTTGGGAGAGTTGGCGCAGCTCGCGGGCGACGTCGCGATAGATCGCGAACCACGGGCTCGGCTTCCCATCCACCACCATGCCGCCCTGCTGGAGCTCGAACGCCGCCTGTTCGGCCATCACCGTCAGTTCGGCCCATCGGCAAAGCAGGCCAACGTCGCCCCTCTTAAACTGGCTGGCCGGGCAATCGGAGACCAAGCTGATAAAGGCCTGCCGCTGAAGTTCCCCCAAATGGGTGGGCGGCGCCAAACGACGGGTGGCACCGGCGTAACCGGTGATTTCGACGCTAGAGTAGGGTTTGCGCCCAGTTCCGACCATGGGGCGACCGCAGGTTGTGCCGCTAAGAGGCCAGTTTACACCGATTCCGGCCAACGCAACAATATTTCAAAAATGCCCGTGACACCGGCGTTTTGTTTAGGTACCATCACAACTACAGCGTGTGCGCCGCCGCGCCCGGGAGGTACCCACTCATCCATTTTCTCAAGACTATCCCCCATCTATTTAATATTGATATACTTTCCATCCCAATGGCTACGGGGTTGGCTGCTTCTTGTAGTCAAGGCCCGTGTCGAAAAGTGTAATTAAATCAATTGGTTATTTGGTGAAATCAATGACTTAGTTGTCGAAAATCCAGGTTAAGTAGTGCAATAATATCAAGCACTTACGAGGTTGAAACAAAATTACAAAGTCGATGAAATCGCGTCTTACTTGACTACCGTCGATACAACCTGCACTTGAAGTGACAAGTATGCAGCATGGTCTTACTTCAACTGACCGAGCAGCTTGATCGCCTCGGCATCCTTACTGGCCGCCAGTGCGGCCTTGCCGCCAACGGCAAAGACCGCGACCGCCTTGAGCAGCTGACCCAGTTGCGCTGCTGATCCGCTATCGAAACGGCAATAGGCGCCGCCAGAAAGCTTAGCGATCTCGCGGAAGATCCGCTCGACGGAGCGAGCGTCACCTTCCTGGAACATGAAGACGGGGACGCCGGCACGTGCGAGCTCGTGCACGGCGGGGAGGATCTCGTCCTCTTCCTCCTCAAACGCATCGCCGACGAAGACCAGCGCCGAGACCTTGAGCACGGCGGTTTCACGTTTGGCCTGGGCTAGAACCTTTCCAATCTGTGTATGCCCGGCGCGGCAGTCGATCTTGGTCATCAGCTTAGCGAGGTGGTTAGGTTCCGAGACCCACTTCGAGGCGCGGCATTCGTCTAGTGCGCGGTAGTAGACCAGCTGGACGTTGAGGCCGCCGATCGAGGCGACGGTGCGGAACATATCGCCCTGTAGCTGGCAGGCCATGTCCCAGGTCTCACGCCGACTTGCAGTAGCGTCGAGAGCGAAGATGAGGCGCCCAAAACCCGAAGCTTGTGGCGCCGACGATTTCGTCATCTCGGCGATGAAGGTGTCGATATCAGCGGAAATCGCCGCAGATTTGTTTTCGACCGGTTCGATTTTCGTCATTTTGGTCTCCTTTGCGATTCAAGGACGCATGGAGTGCTTGGAGTTGCGAGCAACTTTCCTATAGCTCTATCTAGTTCGCACCCCCATGCGAGTTACGCGACATAGGGAGAAAATTGCCATTCACTCCAGCACTCCATGCAGACTAAGGAAGCGTTACAAGCCGGAAGCAAGCGCGGCCTGTCCTGGCCTGCTCCCTCATCAGTCGGTACTTGCGCTCCGTTCCTTGTGCGTCAGTCAATTTCACGATGCGACCGCTGATCCGCCGCAACCAAAGTCCCAGTCGCCACGCCGATATCTTGTCCGGATCGCCTTTTGCGGCAGCGACCCCAAGCAGGAACGGCTTGAACTCGCGCGGGCCCCAGTAGTTAGCCGGCGCCGCGGCGGTCGCCTCTTCAATGATGGTTGCGGTCAGGTAGGGTGTGTCGAGGCCGAGGCCGTACTCCAGCCAGAGACCGAAGAACTCGCGGATGTTGGCGAGCTCCACGTCCTCGTTGCGGAGACCTTCCATGCTGAGAACTGGATCCGGCTCGCCCAGCCAGACCAGCGGACTGCGCACCATGTCCGACCAGGCCGAATAGCTGCCGAGCGACGGACAGACCTTGGGCGAGCCGGCGGCGAGGTAGGCGCGCACGATCGTAAGCGCGGCCGCGACATAAGGGCCGCGGTCGGCGGTGACCACATCGAGCGCATCCGCCTCGAACTCCCGCAGCTCCGGGCGCTCGTCGAGCGCTTCGAGATTGCAGACCAGGCCACGGCGGACCATGTCGCCCTTAAAGACGATGTTATTGCCGGTCGCGAACACGGCAGTATGGCATTCGCATGGAGGCATCTCGCTGCGGCCAAGAATTCGAATGCGGATCACCGGGCGCTCGGTCAGCTGGCAAAGCAATTCACCGCCGAGGTCGTGGATGCAGTTGTCGAGCGAGACGATCGGGATGCCGCTGAGCAGGATCGAGCCGATTCGTTTCTCGGTCTCCTCGGCGTTCCTCGAGGTGGTGATGACCGGACAGAACTGCCCGGTGGTAATCACGGCAATCACGTCTACGAGGTAGCTCTTTCCGGTTCCCGGTGTGCTGGCACACACAAGATAGACTGGAGCGGTCGGCAGCGATCCGCGCAGCAGCGCGGTCAATAACGCGGAGATCGCGACCGAGCAGTTGAGCCGCTTCTCCAGTCCCTTTCCGTCCTTGTCCTGGAACGAAAACTCCCGGAATAGGTGCTTGAGCTTCTCGAGCCCCGCCAGCGCGTCCTGCCGCGTCGGGTGCGCCGCGATCGGCGGCAGCTGCAGGTTGGGGAGCAGGTAGAGCTCCGAGCGCGGATCATATCCAGGCGCAGCGAGCAACGAGCCGTCGGGGCGCAGCGTCGGGGTGGTGATGATGCCGCTCACATGCGGAAAGGCCCAGCGCCGCTCTCGCGACAGCACCATGCGCACAAGCTGCACCGGCGGGTCGATGTCGATCCAAGCATTTTTCCGCACACTCCAGCGCTGGTAGATCGCGGCCTCGGCCACCGGCTCGATGAAGGAGTCCGCGCTGAAGACGCTCAATCGCGCCGTAACGGTCTTGCGCCCCTTGGCCGCGACCCTGGTCTCTCTGACCGGAAACACAAGCGCGCCGGCGCGCGAATAGATCTCCATGCCGGCGGAGATCATCGCGTGCTCGGTTATCTCGACGGTGCGCGGGAGCTGACCATCGACGAGGCGGATGGTGGGCAGCACGTGCGGCGCGCGCGCGGCGCTGGGCGCGGCACCGGGCGCGGCACCGGGCCCCGGGCCCGCAGCTTGCGACGCGGCCGCCGCGGCGGTCGCCCCACCCGATAACCCCGTCCCACCTGTCCCAGGCGTCCCGCCAAGCGCGACCACCGGCGCGCCGCCCACGGCCTTGCCGTAGGAGCGCGCGACCTCCTTGCGCAGACGCTTGGCGTATTTAGCAGCGATGCCGTTCGGATACTTCTCAAGCAGGGCGACGATGTCGTCGATCGTCCAGTGCCGGCGCTTGAGCTGGTCGACCACGGACTGGAATAACCCCGAGCGGCCCGCGTTGCTGGTCGCGCTGACGCCGCCTTCGCGGATGCTCTTGAGCAGCTCAGCGGGGAGCGTGGCCTCGGCGTCGATCGGCGCGCTGCTCGCCGCCGGCGCGCCGGCCGCGGACACGGCCGGAGAACACGTCGAGAACGCCTTCAGCAGTTCATCCGGATCCCAGTGCCTCCCGGTCTGCTCGGCGATCCGCGTCGCCTCGACGGCGGTGCGCCCGCGCGCCTGCTTCGCGGCCGAGGGGAAGTTGGGTGTGCCGGCCACCCGGTAGCACTGCGTGATCACGCCGGTGTCCTGGTCGGCGCCGGCGCTGGCGCGGATTGCATCGCCGATCACCTTGGCCTGGTCGGCCGGGATCGCGCGTGTGAACAGGTACCAGAGATGGAAATTCCCGGGCGAGGTCTCGACCACGAGGCTTGGTCTGACCGTCACGTTGCCGGCCTTGCCCTTGTCGGCGTCGGAGTCGACGACGAGGCCCCAGACCCAGGCCGTGTCCTCGAGCCCGCCGCGCTGCGCGCCCCGCAGGCCGTCACGCACCGTGCGCGCCTCGATATAGACGTTGTGGCCGGCGAGGGCGTCGCTGACCGCGGTGCGCACCATGTTCTCGACGTCATCGAGCGTGAACCGGCTGGGAACGAGCCGCTCGTCGAGCGGATTGAGCCGGGATAGCTGCAGGACGCCCTTCGGGCCGGTGCCGTTGATCACCTGGCGCGCGTGTGCGCTGATGATCTCGATGAATTGGCGAACGGTCGCCTCGTCCACTTGCGCGGTCATATGATTTTTCCACCGAGTTGGAGGAACAAGGAGAAGAGATACTTGTGCATGCGCTCGGTCGGTTCGCGGTCGTACACGGTCTGCGACGCGACCTTGTCGATGAAGTCGTGATGCTTGGGGGCGAGCCGCTGCTTATTGCGCTGGCAGTACAGCGCAACCGACTGCCAGGTCGGCTTACCGTCAGCGTTGATGAAATCGTCCGCGCCGTGCAGCCTGTTCTCAGTGTGCTGTACGGCAGCGTCCCAGATTTTCTTCTTGATCTCGTCCGGAACGACGGTGCTCTTACCAAGGTTCTCGATGCCGTGGGCGAGGCCATTGATGTCGGTGCCGGCGGATGCCAGCGTCCGCTTGAGGGCGGCCGCGGCGGCAAGGATCTCGCCGTCGTTATCTGAGGCCAGCAAACGGACGACCATGGCGATCCTCTGTTCCAGGGTTTTCTTGTCCGCGCTCATTGCACCCTCTCCGGTGCCCGGAGAACCTTGGCGAGCTGCTTTGCGGCGGCGCATTCGCGGAGGGTCTTAGCGCCACACCCGGGCTTGAACGGACAAGACCACGGTTGCCCAGCATTCCAGTCGTAAGGATCAATCTCGTCGGCGCAGTCAAAGCCGACGAGGTCGAGGTCGAAGCCCCATAGGTCTTGCCTCATGACGATCCCCAGCACCGCTCGACGTGAGGACAGATCTTGCAGGGGAATTTTTCCGGATCTTTATAGGCGCGCGGCAGCAGCTCGCCGGCGCGCGTCGCGGCGATGAGGTTGGCGGCGCGATCGGACCACAGCTGCGCGCGCTCGGCATCGAACGGCACCCAGAAGTGCAGTAACTCACAGGTATCGGCGTTGATGGTGCTGAACAGCGCCGGATTGTGGAGGTTCAGATACGCCTGATAGAGCGCGACTTGCGCCGCGTAGCGGGGGAATTCCTTCTCGAGTCCGTTGCGCGCGAGCGCGCGCCAGTTCTTCGAATTGAGCCCCTTGCATTCCCAGATAAACGGATAGTTGACGTAGGCGCTGCCGAGCGGGCTGGGGCCCGCGATAACGATCCCGTCGGCATGGCCGCGGAGGTCGCCGTTCACAGCTGTGAACGCGAGCGCTTGCGGTGGTGCAAACGTAAATCCTGCCGCGACTAGCTGCTCGCGGACGCGCGCCTCGAAGTAATGTCCGCGGGCGAAGATCGCGCGGGTACGAGCGTCGAGCTCGGGCCTGCACCACCAATCGTATTGCACCCGCCGTAGGCATTCCGAACCGACGATGCTCGCGCCCAGGTACGGATGCGGAAGCTCCGCCTTCCCCGCCGCGGCGCGCTCGATCGCCTCGTTGAGCGCGACGTTGATCGGCTCGTCCGCCAGCTTGGGCTCGTAGTAGTCGTACATCGTACGCTCATGAATTCGCTGGTGGCGGCTTCGTGTGATCGTGGTTGTTGCAGTTCACAAGCGTGAGCCGAGGTCGGCGAGCGCAGCAGCCTTGCGGTAGGAACCCCGACGGATATGGCAATGGCAACCATAGCTGCCACGCGTGGCTCCATTTCCAAGCTTCGTCTTCCTCTTCCTTGGTCCAGTACGTTTGAGGGTCACCCACACCCGGAAACAAGTCAGGTCGCAGAACGTGCTGCGGCCAGCCAGTAGCCTTCGCAACCGCTTGCAATCGTTCGGCGGGAATGTACGTCCATTGTTCGATGGCCTCGCGGGGAATGCCGAGCCTGTGGGCCAACATCCGAAGTCCGCCCGCTGCCTTTATCGTGGCGGCCATTACCCTTTCCGGCGAGAGGACATAGTCTCTGAGGAAAAAATACTCGGGCACTGGGTTGGACGATGGCTCGACCGGCTCAACTTCGGGCTCCGGCTCGGGAGCAAAGAGGGCGTCCATCTTGGGCATCGTGCCGGACGGCAATGTGTCATGAGCCGCCGCGGCGAACTTGGCAAAGGCGAAACGCATGTCTAGCGCTTCGGGCTCGTCACACCGAAAACATGGCATGTCGGCTTTCGGCGTGTAGTCGCCAAGCAATTTTTTTAGCTCGTGGAAATGGTACTTGGCCGGCAGACCACTCATTTGATCCTCACAGACCGATCTCGTCATTCCATTCGTCTGGCGTCATCAGCGGCCCACCCGCGGCAGCGTTCGCCTGGCGCGCGATCGTGCTCGCGTTCGATTGCCGCGAGACGCCTTTGTCGCTCAAGTCGCGCGCGATCATCGCCTTGCGAATGAGCCGCATGGCGGTGAGTAAGAACTCGACCATCGTGTCCTTCGGCCAGGCTGTGATCGGCTGTGACCAGTCGAAGCTCGTGCTCGCGAGCTCGGGTAGGATCGCCGCGACGCAGCCGGCGTCCCACGGCTCGGGATCGAGTGCGGTCAGGCGAATGGTCTGCTCGGTGTCGAGCTGTTCACAGGCCGCCTGCTCGGCGCGCTTGCCGATCCAGGCGAACAGCATCGCGGCGAGGACCCAG